GAAGAAATTATTCCATTACTATTACTACGTGATTCTAAAGTAGTTATAGATAAGATGAGGGAATATTTCAGAGAGGTAGATTTCCTAGCCCTTGATGATAAGGGAAGACCTAAGTATGATATTGATAAGCTGGCACGAGTTGTTGAACGTAGTGCTAGTATTCTTGATAATCTTACTAAATTAGAAGAGAGTGTTAAAAAAGAAGTCCAAGCAAAGAAAGACAAAGTAGGCAGCAAGACAAAAGCTGTATTTGAAGATGGTGTATAATAGTTGTCAATCTCCTATAGATTTTAACAACCTTGAAAAAGAGGTAGTCAGTGAACTGGTAGAATTTATAGATACAGTTCCTTTTATAAAACATCTTATAAGTCCTAATAGAAAATACTCAAAAGATCTTGAAAAAGATGATCTTGGTAGGGTAAAGGTAAGTATAACAGAACCACATATATTAGAGAATACAGATTACTTTAGACCTGCCGCACTTCATTTTCAACAATTTAAGAAATATACTAATCTATTTCCAAACAACTCTCCAAACTCAGAATATTTTCGTTTTTGGAAGGAGGAAGCACGTAGATGTCGTGAAGGATATATAAGGGAAGAGGATGGTGAGTGGATTACAGGCCCTCATTATTTCTATCTCAACTACTCTCCTATTCTAAGGAGTGTTATAAAACTAGGTTCAAGGAGGGCAGAAAGAGTTAGAGACTTTCCAGATTTCTATGATGGAGATTATTTTTATTTCCATTATATCCAACAAGCTACTGATGCAGGAAAACATGTAGGCTTACTTAAGAAAAGAGGTATGGGATTCTCTTTTAAGGCAGGATCGGACTTAGCCAGACTTCTTATCCTTGGAGATACTTCGGTTAATCGTGGTGATGTAAAAGGGTTTGCAATAGCGTCAGAAAAAGAGTATCTTGTAAAAGATGGTATTCTTAATAAATTTGAAGATAATGTAGACTGGTGTGCAAGTAATACCCCATGGCCTAGATTAAAATCTAAAAATTCTCTTAACTCCATGACTTGGGAGATGGGATATGTAGATTCTGCAGGTCTTACTCAAGGCACAAGAAACTCTGTTATAGGAGTTACAACACAAGGAGATCCTGATAAAGCTAGGGGTAAAAGAGGCCCAAGAATATATTGGGATGAGTGGGGAAAACATCCTAACCTACTTAAGTCTTGGATGGTAGCTCGTGAGTCTGTTGAAGAAGGTAATTTTGCTTTTGGGACTATGGTCGGTGGTGGTACTGGTGGTACTGCAGGTGCTGACTTTAAAGGAGCGGAAGAAATGTTTTACAATCCAGGAGGTTATAATATTTTGGAAGTACCTAACGTATATGATAAGAATGTTAATGGGTCTTCTTCATGTGCTTTCTTCTTTCCAGCATATTTAAATAGATTGGGGAGATATGATAAATCAGGCAACTCTGATGTATTAGGTTCATTAGTTGAGATTATTGAAAGAAGGGTTTATATAAAATATAACTCAACAGATTCAAATACCTTAGTTCAACATAAAGCTGAGATGTGTATAATACCACAAGAAGCTATTATGAGGAGAGAAGGTAGTATATTCCCAGTAGCAGATCTTAAGGACTATCTGGCTGAGATAATGCCCGATATGCCAAAATTTACAGGAGCTCATTATCTTGGTCATCTAAAGACTACCATAGGAGGAGAAATCTCTTGGGATAAACAGGAGTTACATCCTGTACTTAGGAATTATCCTATTAAAGATGAATTAGATAAGAATGGTGCAATAGAGATTTTTGAAATGCCTGGAAGATTAAACTCTACAGGTACAATTCCTTTTTGGAGATATATAGCGGGGATAGACCCCATAGATTCTGATGAAGGTAATTATACAAATTCTCTTGGATCTATTCTTATATTTGATACTTGGACAGATAGGATAGTAGCTGAATATACTGGGAGACCTAGGCTGGCTTCGGAGTTTTATGATAATTGTGTAAAGTTATTAAAATTCTATAATGCTATAGCAAACTATGAAAATAACTTAAAAGGACTATTTCAGTATTTTGATACTACAAGAAACCTTCAATATTTATGTGATACTCCTCAAGTTCTTAGAGATATGGATTATGTTAAAGGAGTTACATTTGGTAATCGTTCTAAAGGTACAAGTGCAAATAAGATGGTTAATGCTTGGGGTAGAAAATTACAGGCAGACTGGCTAATCTCTCCAGCTTATAATCCTCTTCAAGAAGATGAGTTTGATGAAAATGGTAATATCATCGAGGCTCCTTCAGTATTAAACTTACATAAAGTGAGATCATTAGGATATATTAGAGAACTTATCTCTTGGAATCCAGATGATAACTTTGACCGTGTATCTGCTATGGGAATGCTTATGATTCTAAGAGCAGATAGAGAGAAATATGAACAACATAAATATGAAGATAAAATAAAAACAATAGTAGATGATCCATGGTTTTTAAGATATAGTGGTATAGGAAAAAGAGCTAAAATGCAAAACCCAGCCAAAGATTTTTTAGGTTTACGTTATACCAGTAATAAAAATCCTGAGTCTGAATAGTTTTATTTTTTAACTTTACACAAAATTATAATTAATGGGAACTAACTTTAATAATACGGGCAAACTATCTTTTCCATTTCAAAAGAGAAGTCGTGCTCAAAAAACTGAAAAATACTATAAGGAGTGTGTAGATGCTGCAGATACTGTAGTAGGTTTTGATCTTGATACTGGTATAAGAGCCACAATGGCTGAAAAACTCAGTAACGTAAATCTTATAAATAACATCGTAGATCCAGCTGAAGTAAGTGCTGTAATAAACCCTTATAAGGTTGAGGCTAAGTTTGATAATAACTATAAGAACTATCCCCTACTTAACTCCTATATGGCTGTTCTTCTTGGAGAGGAACGTGAGTCAAAATTTAATCCATTAATAACTATGTCAAATCCTGACTTGGTAAATACTAAGATTGAGGATATCTCTGCTCTTATGAATAAATCTATTCTTGAGAGAATTGTGGCTAATAAGTTTTCTGAAGAAGAAGCATCCGCTGCAATACAAGCTCAGGCTAAATGGATGAAATTTAACTATAGAGATAGAAGGGAGTTAATGGCATCTCAACTTATTCAGTATGGTTATATAAACCAGAATATGAAGGAACAGTTTAGTAAGTGCTTTGAAGATTTACTGGTTCAAGGAGAAGAACTAATCTGTACCGAGATAACAGGGGGTGAACCTATTCTAAGGAAGATGAATCCTCTTAATGTTTTTACTATAAGAGGAGGAAGCTCATATCGTATAGAAGATTCAGATATAATCATTGAATTATCATATGTACCTGTAGGACAGTTAATTGACGAATATCATGAAGAACTGAAGGATTCTCAGATTAAGAAGTTAGAAGATGGCTATAGTTATAATGTAACTGCTGCTAATAAATTATTTAATAGAACTCTCATAAATCAACCTATAGACCTTACTTCTTGGATAATGCAACAGGGAGGAATAGGAAACATAATTACTGGAGGTGTTCAGGCTACTAACGCTTTTGGAGGATCTTTTGATACTTTTGGAAATGCTAGAAAACTACGAGTACTCTGGAAAGGAATGAGAAAAGTAGGTATTCTTACTTTTATAGATGAAGACGGAGATATTCAAAAGAGGTATGTAGATGAAGATTATCCTCTTAATGAAAATGAAAAGGAGAGTATTAAGTGGATCTGGATTGGTGAGTGGAATGAAGCTACTAAATTAGCTGATGATATTTATGTTCGTATGGGGCCCAGACCAGTACAGTTTAGGTCAATGGATAATCCAAGTAAATGTTCCCCAGGTATTGTTGGTAATATCTTTAATACAAACGATGCACGTAGTCTTTCTTTTGTAAGTCTTGGTAAGAGTTATCAATTAACTTACAACTTCTTCATGCATAAACTGTGGGAAGAACTTAAGACTTATAAAGGTAAGATTGCTAAGATTTCTACAAGTATGATACCTAGCGACTTTACTATGGATCAATTTCTATTCTATATAGATCAGATGAAGATTCTTTTTGAAGATGATTTTAATGAAGGTAAAAAAGGAGCATCTCTTGGTAAGTTAGCTGGTAACATGAATCGTGGTTCTGGTAGTGTAGAGATTGGAGATCCTGCTGTTATTCAAAATCTTCTGGGTATACTTACCTTCCTTGAAAATAGAATTGCTGATATAGTGGGGGTTACGCCTCAACGAAAAGGAGCTGTCGAAAGTCGTGAGACTGTTGGTGGAGTAGAGAGGAGTGTTAAACAGAGTAGTCTTTCTACTGCTAAATATTTTAGTATTCATGATGATTTTATCAATAGAGCTATAGAAGCTTATATAGAAACTGCAAAAGTTGCTTGGAAAGATCAGAAGTTTAAGAGACAATTTATCTTAGGAGATGGTAGTCAGGCTGTTCTTGATTTCGATGGAGAGATGTTCAGAGAATCTGAATATGGAATTTACTCTACTAATTCTGCTATTGATAAAGATATGATGGCTACGCTTAAAGCTCTTGTTCAACCTTTCATGCAAAACGGAGGAACTCTGTCAATGGTTATGGAACTCTATCGTACTCAAGATCCTGCAGCTTTACAGCGTAAGTTTGAAGCATTTGAAGAACAGCTCCAGCAGCAAGCACAACAGGCACAGCAGCAACAGTTTGAAGCTCAACAGATGCAGGTTCAGGCTGAACAAGAAAAAGAACAAGCCAATAGAGATCTTAAGAAATATGAAATTGATGAGAATAATAGAGTTAAACTTGAGATTGCTGCAATGAATCAGGAGAATAATTTAACTGATGAAGATAATACTGCCAATAATACTGATAATGCAGAGGCACAGCTTAAGAGAGATCAACTAGAAGAACAAAAGAGAGCTAACAGGATTAAGGAATCTCAAAAAGATAAAGAAATAGAGATTAAGAAAAAAATCGCAAATAAGCCTCCAACATCTACTAAAAAATAATTGTAGATCTCATAAAAAAATATAGTTTACGCTATACCAGAAATAGTAAATTAACGATAAATTTGTTTAATAAATAATAATAAAGTATTTTTGAAAAATAATTACAGTTATGGCAAAAGGAGTATTTGATCAGAGTATTGAAGACATGTTGGAACTTGACAAAAGCTTAGATATAAATTCTATGTTAGAATCTCTTCCAGCGATAGAGACAGATGAAAAACCAAAAGATGATGACGATGAAGAATATTCTGATTCGGATTCTGAAAAAAACAAAGATCCTGAAAAGGAAGTTAAATTAGATATTAATACAGTTCTTAGTAAAACAGATAAAGACACTGAAGAGAAAGCAGAAGACGATGTTGATGAAAAAGAGATAGCCCCTGCCACCAACGACCAGCCTGCTGAAAAATCTTCTGATGCTCCTTTTACTGTAATCTTTGCTAAAGACTTGGTGCAGCAGGGGCTTATTTCTTCTTTTAACGAGGAGGAGTTTGTTAAGCAGACTAGTGAACTTGGAGAGGCAACTGCACTTAGGAATCTTATTAAGGATGAGATAGAGCAGAATATTGAAGCCGCCAAAGAAGATCTGGATGAGGGATATAAAGAATATCTTACTTTAATAGGAAAAGGTGTTCCAACTGATACCGCTAGTAATCTGGTCGATTTAAAAAACCAATTTGAATCTATTAAAGAGGATGAATTGGGGAAAGAAGAAAATGTGGAGTTACGTAAGAAAGTGATGACTGATTACTTTAAACTTACAACTTCAATGACGGACGCTAAGATTGATCGTCTGGTACAGAGTAGCATAGATTTAGGCGATGATATAGAAGACGCAAAAGAATATCTA